CGCGGCGCGTGAGATGGACGAGGGCGTCATTGACCGCGCGGCGTTCCAGCAGCGCTATGCCGATCTTGTCGAGAGCCCGACGCCGCAGATTCGAGAGGGCGCGCGTGCAGCGGCTCAGCGCCGGACGTTCACCGAGCCGGTCGGGGAGGCGACCCGAAACATCATGGGCATTCGCCGATCCATGAACTCGGTCACGGGGCTGCCGATCGGCCACGTATTGCTGCCGTTCGTGGTCACGCCTTCGAACATTCTGAAATTCGCCTTCCAGTCTTCGCCTTTCGGCTTCTTGTTCCGTGAGGTCCAGGCTGAGCTGGCGGCCGGTGGGGCCCGGCGTGCGATGGCTCAGTCGCGGATCGCGGCCGGCACCGGCTTGCTCTACATCGGCATGGACATGGCTGCGAACGGGCAGATCACCGGAGCGGCGCCAAAAGATCCAGGGTCCCGTGAGCAATGGCAGCGCATGGGGGTGCAGGAGTATTCGATTCGAGTGGGCGACAAATGGGTGTCGTATCGCCGGATGGAGCCAGTTTCCACGATGCTGGCAATCGGCGCTGATCTGTCGGCCATCTCTCATAACACCGCGATGGATGACAGCGGCAACTCTGATTTGCCAGAAGTGCTGGGACCGGCCCTGGGCGCGGCGATCCAGACCGTGACGAACAAGACATATCTGACGTCCATGTCCGAATTCATCCAATTCGCGGAAGACCCGCAACGATATGGCGCGAGCTACCTAGAGCGCTTTGTGTCGTCCGTGACGGTGCCGGCCGCCCTTTCCCAGGTCGAGAGAATCATCGACCCGGAAATGCGGGCTTCCCATGACTTTGTGACTGCGGCGCTGGCCCGGGTGCCGGGTTACTCGGACGAGCTGCCGCAATCTTACGATCTGTGGGGCCGGCCTCGCGTGGCGCAATCTGGCGTCAGCCGGACGTATGACGCTCTGAGCCCGTTCACGGTTCGCACGATGGACCCAGAGCCGATCGATCAAGAACTCTACCGCATTGGTCACTATCCACGGCGGCCGGCGCCCCGGATCTCCGTCCCGTTCAACGGGCAAAATGTGTCGGTTGACCTTGGCAACTCGCCGGAAATCTATGAGCGTTACGTCCAGTTGGCCGGCAACGACGCCCCGGGGGCTCAAGGCCTTGGTGCGCGGGACTACATGAACGCGCTGGTCGAGGGGCGGGTTCCGGAGTCGCGGGTGTATCATGGTCTGCCGGACAGTCCTGCGTCGGGGCAGAGCAAGGCGGACTTCATAAACCGCGTCCTGGATCAGTATCGAAGGGTCGCTCGCCAAACGCTGTATTCGGAGTTTGGTGCGGAGCTTCAAGACCTCGCTCGCAACGAAGTGTTGGCCCAATCTCGCGCGTTTGGCAGCCGCCAGGGTGGCGACGGCCTGATTGACGTGGGTCAGTAGTGCGTTTTTGATCCAATGATGCGCGAAGACATTCTGCAGCATGGTTACGGTTCCCTCTGAAAACACCTATGCGGTTTTCTCGGTCACGTCCTCATCGACGGGTCCGTTCGCGTTCGACTTTCCGTATTTCGCAAAGACGGACTTGGAAGTCTGGGTGGATGAAGCCCAGCTTGGGCAGGCTGATTTTACGCTTTCGAACGGAAGTGGGAGCGCGACGGCCGGGTATGATGGGGGTTCCGTGACGCTGGTCACAGCTGTTGCGAACTCCAAAGTCTCTATCATTCGCAATGTGATTGCTGAGCGGTCCTCGAATCTGTCCTCTGGCGGCTTGACCGGAACCGCATTGAATGCGGCGCTGAACAAGCAGACGATGCACGCGCAAGATCGGCAGCGTGATGCGGAACGGGCGCTCCGGATTCCTCCGGATGAGGACGTCGATAGCTGCCAACTTCCCAGCGCGACCGATCGCGCCTCGAAGACACTGACCTTTGACTCGAGTGGCGACGTTCAGCTGATCTCATCCAGTGGGGTCGCAACTATTGCCGCGAGTATTGGTGATGTGATTCTCGTTGCGGCCGACCTTGCCGGCGATGACAATATCGGGACCGTTGCCGCGGATCTCAGCGGCTCCGACACGATTGGCTCGGCCGCGGCGCTTGTAGGCGCAGGCTCGCCAGGTATTCCGGCTATCACCGGAGCGGGGGCTGTATCTCTTCGCAGTGTTGTCGCTGGATCTGGATCGATCACCGTGGCCAATGGTACTGGGGCCGCCGGCAACATTGCAATCGACACAGCTCAGGATATTCGCTCGACGGCATCGCCGGCCTTCGCAGGGCTGAGCGTAACCGGCGCTCCCGTATTGGGCTCGACCGCAGGCTATGCCCAGGTTGGAAGCTCGGCCGGCAATTACGCGCGGCATCGGTATGATGGTGCACTGTCCCTGAACGGCGGGGCGTACGCTCTGGTTGCTCGGGTTTCTGATAGCATCACCGTGTTTGCTGACGCGGACCAAACAGTTCGCACCACAGACTCGCCGACATTTGCCGGGGCCTCACTCACGGGGAACCTCACGACAACGGCCCTTATTGATGGCCGGGATGTTGCTGCAGACGGAACCAAGCTTGACGGCATTGAGTCTGGCGCTACTGCGGACCAGACTGGCGCTGAGATTAAAGCCCTCTATGAGGCTGAAGCTGATACCAATGCATTTACGGATGCTGACCACACTAAGCTTGATGGCATTGAAGCCTCGGCTGATGTGACAGACTTCACTAATGTAGCTGCTGCTGGTGCAGTCATGGATGGAGACTTCTCCACCAATGGCTTTGCTGTGCGGACTGCTGCAGGCGCATACACCAATCGCTCTATTACGGGCGGCACAGGTGTCACAGTTAATGACGGTGACGGTGTCGCTGCTAACCCAGAGATCGTCATCGGCCAAGCTGTTGCGGTAACTGATGCTCCTACTTTCTCAGGGGTGACTGCCTCTACGGGTAACGACGCATTTGTTGATGTCAAAAGTACTGGGACAGTCCAGTCTGCAATAATGCGTATCACAGGTAGGCAGTCGAGTGTAGACAATGTGTGGAATGTTGTCTCTTCTGGAACGGGTCTCGGAACATCAGATCTTCGCTTTGTCTCAGGGGGGTGGACAGGTGCGCCTGAGATGGCTTTGTCTACGAGTGGGGCGCTGACTATTACTGGGGGCCTAGTTTCTTCCGGACTCACATACCCCACATCTGACGGCACCGCAGGGCAATTCCTCACCACAAACGGTGCCGGCACCCTTTCCTTCGCCACGCCTGCCGGGGGCGGAGATGTCCTCAAAGCTGCCAATGAAACCGTCACGGGTTCGTGGGAGTTCACCAATAACCTTCAGGTGACTGAAGGGGCTGTTCGCTGGCTATACCAAAGCGGGAACGCGGCGGCACACTCCAACGCCAACCATGGCTCAATTGGTATTGGCGTCACTGATGGCGGCAACGTCAACGGTGTGCGCGTCGTCAACCACGATGATCCCGACAATGCTATTTACAACTCGCAGACCATCATCTTTTCGACGGGTAAAGGTGGCGTCTCGGTCGGCAATGACTGGTTTGCCATTGACCCATCAGGTCGCTTTACCGGTGACGAGTCTACGTCATTCCCGGCGGGCCTCCCGGCGCGCGCCATCTATTCGCCTACGGTCATCAGCGACAGTCGCGAAATCGACCCGGACGCATACGGCGCAGTTTCCGATCTCGAGTGGTATGACGGCGCGGCGACTATCGACATCGGGTCGAATGCGGCCATCGTCACCATGGGCGGCGGTGTGTCGGTGCCCTCGTGGGTGACGGCTGGTACGGTAGTCGTCATCCGCAATGCTGGCACCGCGTCAGCCGCGCCCGGGTCCTCCGACAAGACGAGCCACTACACCACAGTTGCTAGTCGCGATAGCGCGTCACAGATCACCCTCGCGTCGGGTGCCGGTGCGTCCGTGAGCGCCGAACGCATCGCCTTCATGACGGATAACACGACTGCGATCACCGCGGCAGTTGCGGACATCCCGACACATGGTGGCAGGCTCATCTTCAAGGGGCAGGCGTATCACACGCCGCCGCTCAGCTTTGCGAACAAGCGCGCGCTTGAGATTATGAGTCGTGGCAGGGTTTTGCTGATGGGTAGCGCGGAGGCGCAGACGCTGCTGCATGTCCAGGCGTCGTGCAGCGAGGTCGGCATAGACGGTGTGACGCTTGGCGGTCTTGCCGCAACGCGCGACCGGGTAAATGGTCGTTTCTCTGGAGTAAACTGCCGGTTCGACGCCTCTGACTCTGAGATTCGAAGCTTGTCCAGCTTTGGCGCCGCCGATTTCGGTATCTTTGTCGGCCAGGACGAATCGAACCTGACGAACAACGTAACAATGCTTGGCGGCCGTTCTTACGAGAATGTCGGCGACGGTTATCACTTCGGTCACTTGGAAAGATTGCGCGCGTCAGACCTTCACGCTCGCGCAAACGGTGATGATAATTTCGGGCTGGTCGGCTACGAGTCCGCTACCGCGCCGCTCAAAGACATTGTTTTGAACGCTTCCACAGCGGAAGGCGGCGACTATCGCGGGTTGCTGATCAAGCATTCAGAGGACGTGACGGTTAACGATTTTGTTGCCAAAAATTGCGGCGGCGCCGGCATCGAAGTCAATGTGTTCCGCGATGACAGCGGCGCGAAGACGGGTTTCCTCTCGCACTACAATGACGAAATCCGTATCAAGGGCGGGCTTGTCAAAGACTGTGCTCAAACGGGTAGCTCTGCCGGAATCGGGCTGTACCACACCAATGAAATCGAGCTCGAAAACGTGTCCGTGAGAGACAGCGGGTCAGCCGGTGTGAACGAGTGCTCGAACATCATTATCTTCAACACGCTGTCAACGACCATTCGTGGCGGCAAAAACACCATGTCACGTGCCGGTGGCGGCCAAGGCATCTTTTACTGGAATACAACCGCGTTCGAGGGGCGGGATCACCGCTCGATCGAGACGACCTACGACACGCCGGACGCCGGATCGACCGAACAGATTTCAATCAATGACGTGGACTTCCGCATGGAGGTCTCTGTCGCGGGTCGCTACGATATTTACCTGTTGCCCGACGCCGGTTCCGCTGGCGGTCAAGACGGCAAAATCGACAAGTTGGCAGCGGTCACGATCACGGGCAACCGCTCCGCTTCTTACAAAGGCGACCAGGTCGGTGCCGCGCAGTGCGTCATCAAGGTCAACCCGGACAAGGTGGACTTCCTCGACGTGGGTCAAACCAGTGTTCGAAACGCCGCCGACGATGGCACAGAAACCGTCGGCTCCAACCGCAACGTATTTGGTCACGGGATCGACTTGACGTGACGGAAGGAAAACTAGGTTTCGTGCACCTTTACAGCCAGAAAGTTTAACCATGAGCATTCAAGAAGACGCCCAAGAAATCCAGGACATGACTGTTGCGCTGGAAGCCAAGTGCGACGCATTCATTGCAGCCCATGGGCTCAGGGGCCGCCGGGTTCGCGCGTGTCGCGCTGCGCTGGCGACGTTCCATGTGATGGCCGAAATCATTGGTGATGACCTGCTTGATGGCGGGGTCACAACCCTCTCAGGCGGCGGCAACAAGACCGACCCCGAGGATCCGTAATGGACGGCTACGCCCTAGCATACCTGATAGCACTTCACGTTACGCTTGGCCTGGCTGTCTGGTCGCGCGATCCGGCGCGAATGTGGGGCGCTGGGATCATGGGATCTGCATGGCTCGCGACAATGGTCGTCCAGGCCACGCTGGACCAGCTGGCGGCTCCGGTGGTGATGGCCGTCATTGATGTTTTCATGGTCTGGGGATTTTGCCTGATCAGCCGGTTCGGCCGGCCTTGGCCGTGGCTAGTCGCCGGTTTGCACGTCGCGATGCTTTTCTGCCATGTCATGTACACCTCTGGCGGAACGTTGGATAGTTTTACTTACCTCACGCAACTTGCGGGTTTGGGCTATTGCGCAATGTTGATAATCGGCGGGAAGCCACTTTGGGCATTGATCGGGACGGCGATGGAAAATGTTCGAGGTTGGATTCACATTGGGCGCCCTTTTCCTGGGGGTGTTAATCCACAGCATAATGACGCCGGACAGGCAGAAGAAAAATGACACAGAAGACGAACGCTGATCGCGTAGATCGCTGGGCCGATGACCCAATGCTCAAGCTTGTCAGTCGGTGGGTGGCCATTGGCGGGATCCCAGCGATTGGTGCGCTGTCTTGGGCCGCGGTCACCTGGGCCGCCGGCATGGAAAGCCGAGTGAACGCGCTGGAAGTCTCGCGACTCACCGATCGCGCCGAGCTGATGGAAACGATCTCGGACATTGACGGGCGCCTTCGGCAGCGTGAGGCGGATGCCTTCACCGAAGCGGATGCGAACTTGCTGCTTGGCACGATCCAGCGCGAGCTCGACCTGATGAACCGCAACTTCGACAATCTGCGCCAAGACCTGCGCGAGCAGACACGATCCGAATGACGAGAGAGAACGCCATGGCCACGCCAGAACCGACAGCATCCAACTTCATGAATCGCTTTATGCGGCCGGTCTTCTACGGCTCGACCATCGTTGGCCTGAATTGGCTGATCGTGACCATGCCGCCAGAAAGCAGGCTCGTCGCCTTTGGCTACTTGCTGCTGGCTGGCCTGCTTCTCTATTTCTTCCGGGGGATCGTGGATAAGGGGCAGCTGACCGAGTGGCTTCGGATCTGGAAGGGACGCAGCGATGCTTAGCCGCCACTTCTCCCTGATCGAGTTCACCCGCTCGGCAACCGCTGAGCGCCGGGGCCTCAGCAATACTCCAGAGCCGGAGCACATGCAGAACCTGCAAGCCCTGGCGCTGGGCATGGAGCAAGTGCGACGCCTGCTTGGTGATGTGCCTATCTCGATCACGTCGGGCTATCGCTCGCCATTGGTCAACCGGGCGGTCGGTGGAGTCCCCACCAGCGCGCACGCCCTGGGCCACGCGGCGGACTTCTCGCATCCGGAGATGGACCCGATTGAGGTTTGCAAGGCTATCGAGAAAAGCGTGCTGACCTTCGACCAGCTCATTCACGAACCGAGTCGTGGCATCACGCATATCAGCTTTGACCCGCGCTTGCGCCGTGAGGTCAAGACGCAGGCCGGCGGCGCGGGATCTCCCGTGACCTGGGGGCTGTAGTGCTTGGTTCCCCTTGGCTTCTTGTCGGCGGCGCTGCAGCGGCCGTCGCCTTGGCGTCGGGCGCCTATGTCTCGGGCCGGATGGAGGGCTGGGACCGGCGCGATGACGCGCAACAGTCTGCCGATCTAGCCGCAATGCAGGAAAATCAGGCGCGTTTCCTCTCAGACCTTGCGGCAAATCAGCGAGAAGGGGGGCAGGGGGCGCGTTTGGAGGCCGAGATAGGCCAGACCCTTGGAGGGATACAAAATGAACTCACGCGGCTCTCTAGCGCTTCTGTGTGCTATCATGATCCCGATCGCGGGGTGCTCGTCGATCAGGCCGTCGATACAGTCAACGCCTCAATACGCGCCGCCCTCGGCCAATCTGATGATTCCCCCGATGGAAATCCCGAGCCTGCCGCCGGTGGACGAAAGAACCGCTGACGTCATGGACGCGGAGTACACCCGGCTGGCTCAAATGTACGGGCAGCTCGCCGTTCGTGTGGCAAAGCTTCAGTCATTTGCGCGCAGAGTGAGCGAGCAGAACGATGGCTGACCGGATCCTCCCCACGACCTTACAAGGCTGGCTGGCAATGGCAGGCATTTGCGCCGGCATTTTGTCAGGCATCGCCGGGTCGGCCGTCGCCTCCTATGCCTGGCTCCTGGCAACGGTCGAGCATGTCCATGTCAGCCTGTCAGAGATCGATCGGCAGCGCGACGAGATCGAGGCGGACATTCTCTTGCTCGATAAGATGCTGGAAAGCCTGCCAGAGGGTGAGGAGCGCGACGCAGTGCTTGCCCGGCGCGTGCAGAAGTATTCAGAGCTGGATAGGCTAAACGGGCTTTAAGCCATCAGTCCGCCTTGTCCTGGGTGGTGCGGGCGGCGTAGGCGCGCATTAGATCGCGCAGAAGCGAATCTGTGATGCTGCGCGCTCGCTCCCGTAGGCCGTCTCTATCTGGCCCGGCCTTCTTCGGGTCAAAGGTGTCGGTTCCGCGCAAATCCCAGTACACTTTGCGATAGAGGTAAGAATCCAGGTATTCAGGGTCATAGTCCGGCCCGTGCCGCAATTGTATCTTGGTCTCAACAAGCGCGTTGTTTTCTGCCTGCCACTGAGCGAGCGTCAGGCCTTTTGGCACCTCTACCAGCCGCGCATCTTCGCGAGCCACATCGTCATCATTGGTCATGGGTGGTGTCCTTCTTGGGGGCTAGTGGGGCTCTGCCGTTGCAATCGCACCAGACGTTCCCGTCTTCGTCCCAACTTGTGCAGTTATCGACGGTGACCCGAGAATTGCACCGATAGCAGTAAAGGTTGTCACGAATGACGTTTTGCAGCGTGTTCTGGATGCGGGCGCGCTCGCTCATCACCCGCCTTGCGACCACCCCATCGCTGATACGTTGCGCCCCATTCTTGAGAAGCCCGAGAGCTATCCGGATCAGCACAACGGAAACCAAGACCGCTGCCACGTAGAGGGCGGTGTGAAAGATCATCATGCGCCTTCCCCCTTCTGAGAGCGGAGCCCTGTTGAGCCATACATGCAGGACGCGGCCCCAATTAGCGCCCAGCACGATCTGCAAACGGCGCACCTGACAGGTCGGTAATCAGTGCGGTAACGACTACCGTCGGCGTTCACGCGCGGGTGGCCGCGAATCCATTTTGGTTGGCGTGTCATGATGAGATCCCGGCCAGCCACCGCGCCGCAAAAGCGGCGTCCATTTCTGTGCGCCCGCTCGCCACAATGCCGCTGCTTGCCGCCTGTTCGCTCGCCAGCTTCGCCAGCCTCTCACGCTCATCAGCTGCCCCTTGTGCGCGGGCTTCGGTGAGGGCGGCGCGGACATTGGCGACCAGCTCCACCCAGTTTAGGCCTTCCGCCACGATGCCATCCTCATCCCGCAGGATGATTGAGACTTGGGTGTTTTCGCCATCGAAGGATATTAACCCTTCGGCAGAGACGGTCAGATCAGCATAGCGTTCGTCCCGCATCACACCTCTCCTTTATGGATAGAGCGGAGGACGGCAACGGCGTGTGTATAGGCGCGAGCTGAATACAGCTCATTCTGATTGTCTGGCGCCCTCACTTGATCCCACATCTCGTCGGCTGATTGCTTAAACTGTGCTATCAGCCGTTCCAGATACGCCCGCTCTACACTCTCCACGGTAGGTAGTGGGTCGGGGAGGGAGGGTAGGGCGCGTTCCAGCGCTCGCGCGTCTGGCGACAGTGAAAACCCAAGCGAACGGGTGTTAGAAACAAACCGCCGCACCGCCTCCACCAGTTCACCCGGTAGGACGGGCTGGCTGGCACAAACCCTGATCGCCGCTTGAGCCATTGCCACCTCGTCACCGCCTGCGGTCTGGATAGCGTCTGCAACCTTGTTCACCATCGGATGATACCGGGTGTATTCGTCGGGGCAGTAGCGTTCACCTAGCGTCTGTTCGGGCTGGCTTGCTTCGCTGCGCTGCGTGTCCTCGCTCTCGCTCCGGGCCGCGAACTCGTGAAATCTTTGCACAGGTTCCAGCGGCTCACTTCTTTGCGCTTTTTGCAAAGAACCTGGGCGAACTGTGCTTTCAAGGGCCGAGACACGACGCATGAGGGTTTCGTGCTCGCTACGGTCAACGGGGCTAATTGGAGTTCCCATCACTTCACCTCTGGTGCTGGGGGAAGGGGTGGGAGGCTTTTCCAGTCTCCAACCGTCAAAGTGACCGTCCCAATCTTGCTGTAATCGGAATGGTTGATAGGGTGGCAGCACTCGCCGAACTCGCGCTTAAAGACGTAGCGCCATTTCATCCGGTCGCCCTTGTCGTATCCAACCCGAATGTCACCCTCTTCATGGCCGGATTCCGGGTCGTAAACCAAACTGCCACCCTTATAGAGAAAGAAGAACTGCTCCCCGATCTTCACGCCAAGCTCTGCAAGGTCATTGACTACCCACTCAACATCGTCTTCGGCCAGCATTCGAGGAGCCGCCACACCTCGCACCAGCTTAGACACGCGCTCTCGGTTGTCTGCTTCACAGGCGGCCTTGGCGGCTTCGAGGGTGGGCAGTTCGCCGACATAAAAAGGACCCGGTCCTTGCGCAGAAAATGGCCCTCCCTTTTCACTATCGTCCATGACCTGATAAGTACCGAAAGGCGTGCTTGCGAAAAAACCACTCCCCTCGACAGACCTCTCCTTCCAAACCAGCGGCACCACCTCAAACCCACCATGACCTGATGCTGTGAGGGCTTGGATGGCGGCCTGTGCTTCGCCAGTGTGTCCGTGCCACTGGCGAAGACGTGGACCATCGTACCCGCCAACCAGCTCGGCATCTGGGTCGCGGCCCTTGCTTCGGCAAATCGCACGCGCGACGGCTTCCAGTTCTTCACGTTCACTCATGACGCCGCCTTCCGTGCGTGAACCGCAGCAAAGAAGTCGCTGCGCATCTGATCCATTTCTTCAAGCGTCGGCTTCCGGTCGACGGGGACGCAGATAGGTCCCCAGCCCGGCAACGGGGCTTCATTGATGCCCATCGCGTCGAGCTTGCAGTAAAGGCCGCGCGTCTCGATGTTGAACCAGGTGGCCCCGCGAATTGCCCACTTCGCACCGGCGCGGATTGCCTCTTCCATGCCCTTCCGCATGGGGTCGTCGGTATAGGTCCGCATAGCGGCGGGCGGGTCACACGGATTGTTGTGATAAATCCAATGCCCTTTAGGCAGGGGAAGGGTCGCTGTTGAAACGCCTGAACCGTCAGGCAGCTCGATGTAGTTACTCATTGTCCTGTTCCTCTTGTTGTGGCTCCGCTGCGCTCTGTGGCTACGGGGCGGGCCGAAACCCGCCCCAGCCAATCAGTCCTGCGCCCGCCGGTACCCCTCTGGCGTGTATTCGCGCTGGCGCGTGATCTGGTAGATGCCCGGCGTGACCGGACTGATTGTCTCGTGAGTGTCAAAGGTGCGTTTGTGTTCGATCTTGATATCACCGGCATCGATCGCTTCCTGCCGGATGACCAGAAACGCGCGCAGCGGCTCATTCGGGTCTTCCAAAACCTCGACGCCTGGACGCTCCATAAGCACATGGTTGTGTCCAGTTTCAGAGTGAGCGAGGACAAACGCCCCATTGTCCGTGACGGCAGGAACAAGCCCCTCCGGCAGCGCAGCAACGCGGTGGATAAACAGATCGCCCTGACGGGCTACTTTTTCGAACGTCAGCATTTCAATCTCCTATGCTGTGACTTCAATTTGACGGATAAGCTCCTGCGGCACCCCGCCGTGAATCCATGACTGCGCCTCAAGTGCGGTCTGCATTTCTGGAGGGACTGGAAGGGCAAACTCACGCCCCGTTGCGCAGAGAACGCGCAAGAAACGCTCCCGGCCGATTTCTGGAATATCGACTTCGACCAGCTCGCCGATTTCCGGGTCTTGGTCCTTGTCCAGCGTGCGCGCGTTCAATTCGCGAAGTACATTGTGCCAGCCGATGATTTCGCAGGCCGCGCGCCGTTGCTCGACATTTTCCCAGGTCAAGGCGGTGTGAGCCGTCAACCCATCTTTGTTGACAATCCATTCCTCGGGAACGCGCGTGCCATGCCACGAGAAAATCCCTAGGCCGTCCGCGTATTCAATCGCCGGTCCGGTCTCTGCATGAAGGCGGCGCGCATCATCAAACTTGATGACGGTCGGCCTCTCAGTCAAAACAACGGCACCCTCGAAGGGCCACCACCAGCCGCAGTTTTTGGATAGCTCAATAAGCGGCTTTAAGCGCTGTGGAGACTCTAACCCGCATTGCTCTAAGAAAAACTCGTAGAAACCAAGCCAGTTGGCGTCGTGCGCACCATATCCGGCGCGGTAGACCTGAGCCCCGACCTGAGCCCCGACCTGATCCCTGACCTGAGCCCTGACCTGATCCCTGACCTGAGCCCTGACCTGATCCCAGACCTGAGCCCTGACCTGATCCCCGACCTGAGCCCAGACCTGATCCCCGACCTGAGCCCTGACCTGATCCCCGACCTGAGCCCCGACCTGATCCCCGACCTGAGCCCAGACCTGATCCCTGACCTGAGCCGCGACCTGATCCCAGACCTGATCCCCGACCTGAGCCCCGACCTGAGCCCCGACCTGAGCCGCGACCTGATCCCAGACCTGATCCCAGACCTGATCCCCGACGCTTGGTCCGAGCTTGCTGTTGGCAAGAAGCGTTGCAGCAATCGCGCCCTCTCGTGGCGATGTTAGCCAAATTTTGAAGCGCGGCGGCGCTTTTCCTGCGACTTGATAGGCAGAGTCTACCGCCGCCTCAGCCGCGCCCCGGTCGGCACGGCCAGTAGCAAGGCCGATCTTGAGCCACTTATCTCGGTAGGCTGGAAGTGCGGAAACTTGTTCGTGTGTTAGGCGTTCAATTTTAGTCATCAGGTCATTCCTCCAAATACGGCCACAGCAAACAGAGCCAGCACGGCCCATAGGGTGAAGTCTCGGCGGCGGGTCATGTGAGCCGACGCGGTAGGGTGATCGGAATTGTCTTCGCGCGATTTGTAAGGCTAGCTTTCTGCGCGGCTGCCTTGCGGCTCTTCTTGGGTGTGATAGGCGGCGTAGGCGTTATCCCTTCTGGCAACACGCTATGAAGGCTCGCGCTCTGGCCTATATTCTTGTTACCTTTGGTCATGCGGCGTTCTCACTTTCCGCTTCCCGGCGCCGGCGTTTTGCCTCGGCCGCCTGGGTGTCATCCGGGGTCCAATAATGCTTGTAGACGGTCTTCGGATTTGAGTGATCGGACAGGGTGATGATGTCGGCGTCGTCGAGGCCGGCCCGCTTGTTGCGCACGATCGCGGATGCCCGGCCTTTTTGCCAAGTGGTCGTCCGGTATGCCGCGCGTGCCGGCTTCTTCGCTGCATAGTCTCGCATCGATGTCCAAACCCACTTCCAGGTGTCCTGGGTGTACGGCTCGCCGGTCCGCTGGTGGACGAACAGATGGCGCCGGTTCTCGGTCGGCTCGGGGCAGACATGCGCGATAGCTTCGATTGTGGCCTCATCCAGAGGGATTTCGATGTAATTCCCTGTCTTGGCCACCCATCCCATGATCGCGCGTCTACGTGGGTCGTATAAGATCGGGCGGGTGGATCCGTTCAGGGTTCCGTTCAACAGCGACTGCCGGTCCATGTCGTTCATAGCGATCAGTCGGAAGATGTCAGACGGCCGGCGCCCGCAATCCCACATCAGCAGAACCATTGCGGCCGCCTCAAGGTGATCGTTCTCACGGGCCCACTTCGCGCAGGCATCGACAAAGGCTTGGTCCCAGAGCGCCGCGGCCTTCTGGGCGCCCTTGGTGCGGCGCATGACAAGCCCATCGACTGGATTGTCATTGCGAAGCCCGAGCTCAATCGCATAGGAACACAGGTTCTTGAGAACGCGCCGGACATGGCGACGCTTTGTCGACCGGTCGTCGAACTCATGAAGGAAATTGGCCACGCCCTTGGATGTCAGACGGTGGGCCTGGATCGGGATGCCCGAGTTGTTCTGCTCGGCCTTGCGATCGGTCCACTCGATGATGCTGGCGATCTGCTGCTCGTAATTGCGGCGAGTGGTGTCAGCCAGGTCGGCGGTGAACCATTCGGATTGTTGCCACTCCTGGATCAGCCAGCGCAGTGTTCCTCTGGGCCATGCGCCACCACTGGTCGGGGCATCGCGAAGCCGGTTCATCTCGGCAAACAGCTCCGCGGCCTCGCTGAATGCAGCGGCGTACTCTCGCGGATCGTCCTTGGGATCGCGGCCGGTGCGAAGCCCGCCGTCCCGTGGCAGACGGATGGACGGACGATAGCGCCTGTCCCATTCGTCGGGTCGGATGGACTTCGGGGGCTTGAACCAGAACTCGAAACGAACACCCGCCTTGTTGGGGCGCGGCATCGTCCGGAGATACTGGCCGGCGTACTCAGGCGAAGGGGTCGTCTTCGTCGCCAGATTGATGACCTTTGCGGACATCGGCTTCCTCATCAGGTTGGCCGCAGAATGTCCGGGTCACGATCTCTGTCGGATACCGGCCTTTTACTGCGGGCTTTGGCAGCGTGCCGTTTTGGAGATACTTGCGCACCGTCCGTTCCGATATATGGAACTCGCCCAGGACGTCCGCAAGGGGCATCGTGGGGCCGTGCTTTTCAAGCATATGGCTGACGGTGCGCTCGATCATTTGCGAGTCACCAAAGCATAGGCAATGCGCAATGCAACTGCGGGAACAATTATCGGCCAGAAGATGGAGAACGTGAGGACTACGACGCGCTTAGGCCCCAAGTCCGTTCGCCTCTTTGCCAGCTCTTCAACACTGTCCCAGGTGACGGCCGAGCCGCACGCATATAGCCAGAGAGCGATCCAGATCATCATTCCGCCCCCGCTGCATTGATGATCTGATCTTGCTTGGACTCCGGCACGTCCTGCCAGAGCGGGTCGTCCGAAATCGTCGCCAGAAGCTTCTCCCGGGCGGCCTTGGTCTTCGCTTTCTTCATCTGACCCAGGGCATCGTAATAGAAGCGCTGGGCATCAGACATGCCGTCAGATTGTTGCGAGGAGGAGGTGTCGTCAGCCTGTTCGGCCTCGACCACTTCAGGGTTTGGCTCCCCTGAAATCTCCTCCCCGCCCGCATCGACACTTTTCGGGGAGGGATCCGCATCGATGGTTTCGGGAACTTCGTCATGGACGTCACGCGCCGGCACTTCGTCGTGCTCGATCGCGTCATACCGCGGCCGCATCTGCTCGCCCCTGATCTTGTCGAAGCGGCTTTCAATGGGGGTGGGCTGATTGGCACGGCCCAGGTCGTATAGGTCATTGTCACGATCGAGCATGTCGTGGATGCGTTCGTCGGAGAGCGGGCAGTATTTTGCGGCACGCTTCAGCACTGTCTTGCGCCACATCTCAAGCTCGAAGGGACCGGACCACGGGCCGCCCTTGGCACGGCTCGCGTTCTTCACGGCCATGATCTGCACCCTGGACATAACCTCGCGATATATCTCGCCGGACTTCATGCGGATGATCGCGTATGCAGCGACCGGCTCGCCCCGCTCACCCTTCCAATTCGGCTCATGCTCAAGCCGCTCGTCGTCACCCTGGCGGAAGCTGAACGTGTCGTTCTCGTGGACGATTTGCGCGCTGATGGACGCGATCTCGCCGCTGTTGCGCATCTGCTTGAGGACGCCCTTGATCATGGGGATGTACGTCAGCGACCCCTTGAACGGCACCAGGGCGGCTTCCTTGCCGTCCGGCAGCAGCCCATCCTTTGCGCAATCGGCCAAAGACAGCAGGACCGCTTTCGGATCTTGGTCCATGCAGCGCATGATGTCCTTGTTCCGGCTGATCGCAACCGATGCCACCTGTCGGAATTTGTCGGCGGTGATGTGGCGCGGAAGGGACTCGGCCAGTTGCGGCATCGCATTGGCAAGGGTCTGCTTCCATTTTGCGACGGGCTTGGCTTGTTCACTTGTTGTCAGTTCGGTGCTCATGGGGTCTCCTAGGACGGAAGTTCGGCGAAATCATCGGGGTGGGCTTCTGGCGCCGAGATGTCATGGGGGTGCGGCTCAAGGGCTTCAAAATCGACATCACGTCGAGTGAGCTTGGCGACCGCGGCCAGAACGAAAACAGGAGCGCCAGGCTCAAGGCGTGCGATGCGCTCGGCTTCCTTTTTGGCAGCCTGGTAAGTCGAATGCGTCACCGGCTTCGGGGCCGGGCCTCGCCGCCCGTTCACGACGATGTAAAAGCGGTTTTGCGGAATCGAAGTCATGACAGATCAATCTCCATGTCGTAATCGGCATCCGGCGCGGGGCCCCGGTCCTGTTTCAATTCTTCCAGCCATGCCGGCGCGGGAGTCAGCAACCCGCCGTCCTCTTCCTTCTGAAGACGATTCTCCAACCATTCCGGCTGCTGGTACGGGGCGGGCATCGCGTACCCGGGCCACTCATTCCGCTCCAAGCACATGGCAAGAGTGTCGAGCGCACGGCGGTTGCGCTGGGCTGATCGCCAAATCGCCTGAGCTCCGATCTCGACGGGCGTCACCGCGTACGGTGGCTCTTTCTCTTGGAAGATCGCCATGTGGGCATAAATCTTCTGGCCGGCCGCGACCAAAAGTCCCTCGGCACCCAGAGCGAATTGCATGTCGTAGCCGTAGGTGGTGATCGCATATTCGCACTTGCGGGGTGACGCATTCGGCGTGGTCTTGAAATCGACCAGCGTGTCGTCCAGCGGGCGGACATCCAGGCGGGACTTCAGCCACAAGCCGGTCTGCTCATCTTTCCAAAAACAAGATTGCTCGACATCACCGGCAAAGACGCAATCCAGCCTCGGATCTGTGGCGACCACCTCGGCCATATTCCTGATGTGGCGCAAGTCGTCCTGGCTCACGATCGATTTGCCCTGCCGAAGCATGTCGTCGCGCCAGAGGCTCTTGTATCGAAGAGCGCCGGTCGAAACGTCGATCTCGGAGTCCTTCGCTGCGGGCCTTGGCTTCCACGTCACACCGTCGATCGTTTCGATACGAGCATAGTCATTGAACGGCATGACGACGTGGCGCACGGAGAATGCCTCGTCACCCAACACCAGGGCGTGCGCGGCCGATCCGAAAGACAGGGCTTTCGTGCTCTCGGGCTCACGGTCCGGATTGCCTGACCATCCGGCATAAGCGTGGCTCGGCGATCGCAGCTCACAGTCGCGAAGGTTGGATGACGAGAAGCTGGGGCCGGCGCAAATCTGCTGGTGGTATGTTTCCAGCGTCAGATCGCCACGGATGCAGTTCTCGGTGATGATCGGATCGGTCATCAGCTCACCATCCAAATCACAAGCGCGCCAATTGCGACTGCAACCAGCATTCCGCGGCCAGTAAAGATTTTCAGCGGGGTCCATGAACGAAATAGGGGACGCATCAGATTTCACCTTTCATCGGCTTCCATATCGCGCCAGTGGAAATACGATCAGCCATCACGCAGCTCCCTTTTTCTTGGCGTCGGCACAGATTCGGTTGATCTCCATGATCTGCGCAGCCAGTTCACGGGCTTGCTCAATCGTCAGTGTGACAATCCCTTTGCTGATGCGCTCCGGGGCCGTGATCTCCACCATCGGGTCGCTACCGGAGAAGTCCGCGTAGATCGTGCCGTTGTTGCTGTTCGATGGGATAGGCTCGCGCTCGTACTCTGTGGCGAAGCGGATGCGGACTTCGGTGCAGAAACCGGTCAGGCTGGCGGGAAGGGCGCTCATGCTGCTTGTCCCAGGCGATACAGCTCTTCGTCACCGTGCGGGCCACCGGAACGAACCAGGCTCCCGTCATCGACCATTTGCTCAAACTCGGCTTGGTGCCACGGGTAGGTCGCATACCGGTTCACAATGGCCCGAAGATCGCCAAGCGGCAGCTCGGGAACGCCATTCTCAGAGGAGAAGCGGAAAGTCCGGATCAAGCGGCGCCGAAATAGCAACCGCTCGTCAACAACACCGGCCGGGCGCTCAATGGTGTCCAGAACCTTAAGCGCAATGCCGCCGATGGACCGGGCGCTATTCATTGGCCAGCACCGACTCGGCCTCAGTCAAATCGTCGCGTTGAGCGGCGAACTCACCATCGATCAGCTCGCGCAATTGCTCCCCGATTTCGCTGGCCTTCTTGTGGCTTCCTGACAAAACCCAGATCATGGCGCAAATGGATTTCGTGCTGGCGTCGATCGCATCGAATGCGACGCGGTCCAGCTCGATCAGGCCCGTATAAGGCCGGCCATTGCCCAAAACATATCGGCTACCTGGGTCTAGGGTGACGGGTTCGTCCTGCGGCAGTTCGGTGACGCCATCAGGGTATCCGGATCGTCCTGTCATGTGGTGATCTCCTGCAAAATCATGCCGGTCTGTGCCGGTTCGTGCAGGTAGTTATCGACTAACCTGATATCCAAAGTCAACGGAAAACCTGATATTTCTGTCGTTTTTTTGTGGGCGCCGACCTATTGAGGCTCGCAAGCCATGCCGCGCACATGGATTTACGCGGTTGCAATTATCGAGAAACCCGATATTTTGGCCGCATGAATGTTGCATCATTGATCTCTCTTTTCGGAAATCAAAAGCGGCTCGGCCTGGCGGCCGACGCTGCTGGTCAGTCCACCGTTGCCTCGTGGTTGGTGAGTGGGAATGTTCCGCTTTCTCGCCGCGTGGCGATCATTCGGAACGCTGAGAAATTTGGCGTCGATCGCGTCGAGGCATTTCGCTTGTTGGCGTCAGAAATGATCGAAGCGGCGGGGGTGAAGGTTTGACCCTTTTGCAAGACATCGAGTCGTTTCTGGCCTGTGTTGATATGGCGGAAAGCGAGTTCGAGGCTGGCGCGAAAACGCCAGGATTGATGCGGCGCCTGCGGAACGGGTCGCTTCCTTATGCAAGGACCGAGACCCGTGCCCGCTACTTCATGGATGCGCAGGTGTCGCATCACTCCCTCCAAGACAGCGGCAACAGTGCCGCTCCAACCAAGTAGGAACGCCCATGTCCAATGACGCTGGGGGAAATACGTCCGGCAATCCCCCCCTCAAAAATGTGCCCGACAATCTCGTGGTGTTTCACCATTCCGAGCTGGCCAAGCTCGAAGAGGTCGAAGCCAAGGCCAAGGAAACCGCCAAAGCGGCGGGCGCCAAGAAGCGGAAATACCTCAAGACCATCCAGGCTGATGGTATCAAGCTGAAGAACTTCGACCGTGCCCGCGAAATTCTGCTGGCTGCGGATGACGATGAAGTTCGCAATGACCTGGCGGAAATCGGCTCGATCCTGCGGGCATTCAACCACCCGATCAGCCACCAATTCGATCTCTTCGAACAACCGGATAGGTCGGCTCTTGAAGAGCAATGGCGCTTCGACGGCTTCCGGGCTGGGTCGAACAATGTCGGCTCTGAACAAAATCCGCATCGCTCAGGTGATGATGGATACAAGCATTGGCTTCAGGGTTGGCACGATGCGCAGAAATGCATCGTCGCGGGCATGTCCATGTCGCAATCGACGCCGGCCGATCCCGAGCCTGAAGCTGAACCGGAACCTATCGAGCCGGCTGATGATGATCTTCCTGTTGAGGCCGAAACCGAGGCGGATGACGAAGACCCGCTGGCCGGTGATGGCGATGACTGGCGGGCTGAACGGGATGAAGCCGATCCGGTCGATGACGAAGAGTCGGCGCTGAAGGGCATCGAAGCCTGATGCCGGTTTCGTTCGTCATACACGGCGATCCGCGCGGCAAGGGCCGGCCTCGCTTTGGTAAGCGGGGTCGGCACATGGTCGCATACACCGACGCCAAGACCGCGACTTACGAGAAGCAGGTCCAGGCGGCGGCTCAATCCGTGATGGCGGGGCGCCCGCCCTATGAGGGCGCTGTGTGGGTTCGCATCAACGCTTTCTATCCGATCCCCAAGAGCGCGCCGAAATACAAAAAGGCGTTGATGCGGGACGGCAAGATGCGGCCTGCCAAAAAGCCTGACCTGGACAACGTGAACAAAGCCATTCTGGACGGGCTCAACACGATTGCTTTCAACGATGATGCCCAAGTGTGCGGGATCGGCTCGACCAAGTTCTATTCAGATCACACGCGCGTTGAAGTGACCGTTGGGCCCATCGGGGAGATTTCCCATGGTTGATGTCACGCTTCATGCACAGATCCGTTGGCTCGAGCGTGTCGAGGGCGAGCCGGTCGAGGCCATCAGAGAGCGGCTTTCCCGGGTGATGCCTGGCACTGACAACAACGTCCTGGAAGGCGCGGTCTTGCACGAGATCCTGCGCCGCACTCGCCGGACCAATGTCGATCTTCTCAACACTATTTTGACGCCCTCCCGACGGATGGCGATCGAATGCGGTGCCACGCGGATCAATCTGCCGTGTGGCCACGTTATTCGGATCAAAAATGACCGCATCTGCAACATCGACGGACCATCCAAGAAATTTGCCTCCCCGGGCCAGAAGCGCAGACGCAAGCGCCGGCAACGAACCATAAGGAAGAACGGCTATGCCTGATCCAAAGTCGAAAGACTCGCACATCTTCGATCGCGCGCCACGGAAGCGAAAGCCTTGGTTGGAGGGGGATCTCCAAACATTAACTCGCATGTTGCAGGGAGGCTCAACCCACCAAGAAGTCGCTGACAGATTGAAGCGATCTTTGGCGTCAGTTCAGGTGAAGTCCGGGCGCATGGGATTGATTTCCAAGGTCCCCATCGGTGGGCCATCAAGGCCACGCTCATCACCCGTTTCCAACGCTTCTCGGCGTGCGCTCGACCTGGGGGAGGCTGGAGAGCTGATTGGGAGCGCGATATGAGCGAAGAAAAGGCCGTATGGGTCAAATTCTATCCGAGCGATTGGCTGGCCGGCACGCGTGGCATGAGCTCGTCAGAGACCGGCGTGTACATCACGCTGATTGCGCTGATGTATGAGCGCGAGGGTGAAGTTGAGCTGAATGTGGCTCGGCTTGCCCGGATGTGCGGGACATCAAACAGCGCCTTTAAAAGGGCCCTGGATGTGCTGATCGATGACGAAAAGATCACTCTTTCCGACGGTAAGCTGTCGCAAAAACGAGTGCTAGAAGAGCTTTCTAACACCCAAAAACGTCGAGCATTAGCTTCTCAAGCCGCAAATTCTAGGTGGGAGAAAAACCCAAGAAAATCAACGCCCGATGACATGCGGGAGCAATGCGACAGCAATGCGGACGCTATGCCACGTGCGCGCGACAGCCAGAGTCAGAGTCAGAAGAAAGAAAAAAGTACCAAAAAAGAACTTCTGCCCGCTGTCGCGGACGATTGGAAATCTGATCAGGAATTCGTGGCTCTCTGGGACCGGTGGAAAACCACTCCGAACGGTGCCGGTCGATCAAAGACGCCCGCCAAGATTTATCCCATCTTCTGCCGACATCGAACATCAGTCGGGATCGTCCAGATCATGGCTGGCGTCGAGGCGTATCTGAAGCATGACGACTTCAAGCTGAGCGGCGGCAAGGCGCTGGACCGCTGGCTGAACGACGAAAAGTACCTGGGGTACGCCAGACAGGTGAAGCCGAAACACGGGAAGCCTCGTCACTACATCGAAGAGCTCCAGCAGATGGGGATTGCGATATGACCTTATCGGACTGGCTTCACGACCAGGGCATCGCTCTGAACTCGCAACAGTCGGGCAATCATACAACGACGTGCCCACAGTGCTCTCACACCCGGAAAAAGAAAAAGGATCGCTGTCTGAGCGTGACGATCAAGTCATCCACGGAAGCGGTCTTCAATTGCCATCATTGCGGATGGGCAGGAGGTTACAATGCTGAACGAGAAAGCCGCCGCTTGGCTCAGGAGTCGCAAAATAGACCCAGCGATAGCGGAAGCACACGACATAGCCAGCGTCGATCGAGCTGGTGGTGAGTGGCTGGCTTTCCCGTATCAGCGAGATGGCCGGCACGTCACAACCAAATATCGACGCATTGCCCCAGAGAAGGGTTTCAGCCAGGACGCGGACGCTCCGTTCAAGTCCTGCTGGAACGAAGACTCTCTGAAGGCTGGCGATAGCCCGGTGATCATTACCGAGGGCGAGATGGATGCGCTTGCGATGATCCAGTGTGGATTCGAGCGAGTGATTTCCGTGCCGGACGGGGCGCCAAACGGTGAGGTCGAGGATGATGGCGGGGCCAAGTGGTCGTATGTGCCTGACCTGCTGAAGCGCCTGAAGGGTGAGCGGGTCATCATTCTTGCCGTTGATGGCGACCAGAACGGGTCACATCTGCGCAACTATCTGGCTAAGCGGCTCGGCAAAGCGCGGTGCAAGTGGCTGCGTTATCCCGACGGAACCAAGGATCCCAATGGCGCGCTGATCAAGCATGGCGTGGAGGCGGTCCAGAAAGCGGTGGCCGATGCTGCGTGGATCTCGATCCCGGGTGTGGTGAAAGTCGCGGACATGCCACCGGTCGCCAAGCCGCAGGTGTTTCACGTCAGCCTGGGCGGCAAGAACTCGGACTTCGACAAGCATGTGGCCATTCTTCGCAAGCATATCTCTGTGTGGACGGGTGTCCCCAATCACGGCAAATCGACCCTGATCAACGCCGTTTGCTGGGAGCTGATGCGGCAACACCGCTGGCGATTTGGCATTGGCTGCTTCGAGGATGATGTGCAGGAGGATTATCGCACCGCGATGGCCTGCTATGTCGGCAATCGGCCGGAGCCCGCCCTGGATGGCAATCATTGGTCCCTGACTGACCAGCGCCTGGACGAACATTTTTGCTTCTTCGTCGAGGATGAAGAGACAAACGCTCGAATGACGATTGACTGGCTGATCGAGAAGATGGAAACCGCGGTCGTTCGGCATGGTGTGGACATGATCGTGATCGACCCATGGTCCAAATTGGATCACACCCGCGATCGCAGCGAGAGCGAGAACGATTACACCGGCCGGGTGCTGAATGACTTGAAGCGTTTTGCCCGTAAGTTCGACGTCCATGTGGCGATCGTGGCGCATCCGCGAAAAATCCAGAAGAAAAACGATGGCTCATACGAGGTGCCAGGCGGATACGATATCTCCGGCTCGAGTCATTGGTACAACATGGTCGATTTGGGCGTCACCGCGTACCGGGAGATCACTGAATCCGGCGATGCGCTGGCCAAAGTGATTTCGTGGAAGGTGAAGCGTCACCGGATCATGGGAAAGCCAGGCTGCGCGGTTCTCAAGCTGGATTACGAGACGGGCCGCTACAGCGATTATTACGACCAGGAGCGGCGATCATGAAGCCACGTCGAATGACCCGAACCGAGGACTTCATGCTGTTGATCGAAGACGGCCGCAAGGAGTTGGGCATCACGCATGCCGATCTGGACCACCGCGTCGGCTGGCAGGACGCCTATGCCTCCAAGGTCGAGGGCGGTGATCGGCCATGGGGCAAGCGCCCGTTCAACATGACCGCGAACGCCAATGACGTTCTGCAAGCTTTGGGCCTGGTCCTTGTGGCGATGCCGGCAGAAGACGCGGCCAAGTTGGTCGAGCAGTCCGCAACCCGCAACATCAAGCAAATCCCACGCGGCGGAAAAGTCGCACGAAAAGCAACGAGGCAGACATGGATAGTCAAGCACAAGCGGACCTGATTGGGGCACTCCGGGAATTGTCTCAAGTTCGCCGGGCCATCCAGCGAGCAGAAGCCATGCGCCAGAGGGCACAGGATCGGCTGGACGGTTTGGGTTTCCCGCGTCGAGCCGTCGAACGGGCCCTGGATCTGCTGGACTGCGATCCCAAGGCCAGCCACGATGAGATGCGGGCGGCGCAAAAGCTGCTGGCATCCATGCGGGCGCCGGTACAGTTGGAGTTCGTCGGCATGCATGAATCCGATCTGCACGGCGCCGCGGCAATCGATGCGATCGAGGATGAGGGCTTTTGGGCGGCTATGTGCGGATCAAGCCGGACGTATCAGGCAAGGAGTGCTGATGAGCGAGCGGCCTGGATGCGTGGGTTTGATGCTGCAGCGGAGTTGATGAGCCATGACTGACCAGTCTTTAACCGCTGATGACGGGCTGATCCGGTTCAATGTGCGGACGGGTTGCAAGTTCATTGAGAGGCCGCGGTATCGCGTCTCTCGCCGGCTGGTTTCGTGGGAGCGGCGGTTTGCCAAATGGCCGCACCGGATCGAGGGTTACGGCTTGATCTGGCTGCAGGGCTATTTCGTGTGCGAGATCGAAACTCGCTCTGGTTCGCATAAAGTCCCGTATTACGACATCGTTCACACCGAAACGGTCGAAACTTTGCGGCTACCCGAGCAACACGTTTGGGTTTCTTAATCGGTTTGGGTTTCCTGCTGGATCCGGCTTTCGCACCATTCGGCAATCCGGAGCCCGGTTTGTCCGGTCTCGTTTTGCCGGAGAACGTCCGCCATCAATTGCAGGCGTCTCGCGTCAAGCGGCATCTTGGGTGTTCCCAGTCTTTCGACCGTGCGCGGGTTCCATTCCAGCAACCCGGCCAGCTCAAGGCTCCATTGCGGGCCGTACATGGGGGCCAGGAGCGCGCCTAGCGCCTTTCGGGGTGTCTGTGATGCGGAACGGGTCAAACGGCTCTCCAGCGGCTTGTATGGCGATTTGACGCGGGGTGACAAAAGCTGTCACGTCAAAAACCCGGCCAGCGGATGCCAGCCGGGTCTATATGGTGGTCATGGGTGCTCGCGTCTAGTCTTTCGACCGTGGCCACATCAGCCCGATCAGAAGCAACGCGGCGATGATGAGCGCGGGAACGGCGCGGGCTTCGTCTGGCGTCATGCTTGAGATTCCGCTTCCATCAATTCGCAGTCAAAGGTGAAGGTGTCTAGTTCGCCCTGGTTGGTCACTGCGTAGGGCTTGCCGGTGGCGCAATTCTCGATGTGAGCGGCGCGAGCCGACGACGCCGTGACTTTGAAGCGGATAATGTCGCCATAGTCTTTGTCTGAATACTGGCGCCATATTTGGCCAGGTTTGAGGGTGTCAGATATTTGCATTGTCGGATTCCTTTTCCGTGGTGCTGGTCCATATGCCGCCGTATATCGTGCGCTGCCCGGCGTGTGCTGGTGCCGGCGTCATGCGCTCAACTTCTCGATGATGCGGGCGCGCTGGGCCTGGGCGTCTTTGATTGCTTCGTCAAGCAACTCATTCGCGACCGTCTGCAGATAGGAATTGTCGGCGCCGGGATAGTTGCACTCGATACCCCACAGACCCGCCGCGTTTTCGCTGACTGGGATGTCGTCGCAATAGACGCCAAGCACAACGCCGCAATAAAACCATTCATCATCAAACCATGCTTGGCGCGCCTCCAATAGATTGGCCTGCTGCTCGTCATCGCAGCCGGTAACGCTCTGGTCCGTGTTGTGACAGTCGTCGTTGTCAATGTGGTAGTCGTCCGGTTCGATTCGAGCCCGAACGGTGAAGCCTTCGTGCTCGCATTCAATCGAGTTGCCTTCACAAGCGAATGTGTCAAATTTCTGGGTAAACATGTTCGGATCTCCATTGTCCGTTGTGCCGCTCAATAAGGCGGCGTGATGATCAGCATCAGCGCGACCAGGCCCAACAGGCCAGCCGCGCAAGATGCGTCACGGATCAAGCCGCGCATGGGGTCGACTCCAGAAAAGCGCGCAATCCGTGACCGTCTGCTGCAAAGGATGCCAGCTGTACGCCCTCGCCAACCGGCTCAAGTGCGAAGATGCTTTCGCCTTCCTGCCAAGCCTCAAGGCCCAGGGCGTCCATCACTCGAAGGCATGACGCGGCGGTGGCGTGGTCATAGTTGGGAATATGCATCATGGCTCAAGCCTCCAGCATGCGGCGAGAGGCGCGGCGATAGACGCCAGCAAACCGGGCGAGCCGGTAGCCGGTATAGGTCAGGCCGCGGGCCGTATCGAAGTCGCCGCGCTGAAAAGCCATGTCGGCCGCTCCGCGATATGTCTCCGCGCGCTGCTCAAGCGCGTCGGCCTTGCATCGGGCCATATAGGCGCAAAGGCGCTTGATTGGGTTGTAAGTCATTGTGTCGGATCTCCTGTCCGTGTGTCGGCTCCTAGCGGCCGGAAAGGGTGCCAGCGCGGGGCCGGCACCTAATCGGGGCGCTAGGCGCGCTCGATTTGAATGATTTTGGTGAACACGCGCGCGGTTGCGAACGTGTCAGGCGGTAACTCTTCCAGTGTTTCCGCGTCCGGGTCTTTGAACGTAACCGGGACCAGGGCGACAAGGCGCGCGGGCTCCGGATGGCCGCACCTTCCCATAAGCGACAAGGCGGCCGTGACGTGTTGCCGAACTTTCGAGAATGGCGGATTCATGATCACGCGGGGGAAGGCCGCTTGTCCGGCCCATCGTTCCGCGTATTCAAGAAAACAGAAGTTTCCGCCGCTTGCTATCAGAGGGAATTCAGACCGGAGTCGCTGATACAGGCCTATATGCCTTTCAACAGCGACAATTTCCGATGGATTTTGCCCCGCATCAAGTAGCGCCTGCAATAGCGAGCCGGTCCCTGCGGAAGGTTCGAGAGTCAGCCAGTCACCGCACCGACCAAGCGCGGAAACCATGCGCGCGGCAACGTCCGGCGGTGTAACGTGGCATTCCGTGAATTTGTCGACAATGACAGGGGAAGCCACCGGCGCCGCAACCGGCGGGAGCGCGTCGGGACGCTCCCGCTTGATCACTGGCAGGCGCAATGGCTTTCCGGCGGGGCGGGTGTAGACTTCGCGCCGCATGATCTAGGCCGCCTTGTCGTCTTGGATATCGGAAAACGGCTTTGCCGCGGCTTCCCAGTCGACCGGGAGCGCCCGTTGCGGCTTGTCCGTGATGACCAGGACGGAGCGCGCGCCGTAATACTGACTCTGCACTGTGCTCCGGCCGACTCGGATACGCGCTACCGCTTCACCCGTTCTCACTTGCGCCATATTGCGCCAAACGGTGCGGACTTGGCGGCCGCGCGCGTCGATTTCGATTGTCTCGCACGGGGAATAAGACCCGCCGGAGTTGCGTGAATAGGTCGCCTGATTCATTTCCGTGATCACACAACCGCCGATACCGTGCGCGCGGGATTCCGCGTCCTGATTCCAGAGCTCCTGAAGCTTGGCTGCCTCTTCAGTCGTCGGATTGATCAGCGAGACCTTCGGAGCGCGGCCAGGGTGTACGCGGCGCGGCTTTTTGGCCGGGACTTCGTATCCGGCGGATTGCATCAAGTTGCGCCATTCTTCGGAATCCAGCTCCATCGTCAACGCGTCATCACGCCCGGCGATGTGTGCGGGCAGCGGAAGCGGTGATTCCAGGATGAATGAATCCCCGTCACCCTTGGTTGCCTTTGGCTTGTCCGCGCCATGTGTCCGCGCGAACGTCTGCAGGATAACCGGTGTCAGCTCGCCTTCATGGGCCGCAATGTCACCCAAAAGCGCGCGCTCATACGCAAGCCGATTCAGCGTGTGTTCGATCCAGCGGCGAAGGTAAGAGGATTCCAGTGTTGCCCGGGCTCGCTTCAGATTGCGTTCGCGGATTTCTTCCGGCGTCGCCTCGCCTTTGGACAGATCCCAATAGGATTTATGATCAGTCAGCGGGCCGGTCCGGATCTGGCCACGGTTCACCCATTCCGTGATCTTTTCCGGAGTGGTGACGGCTTCCCAGAGATTCACACACAAGGCGGCGTGATTCCGCTTGCGCTGCAGGTCGCGCAATTCGGACAAAAGAGTCTTGATCCGGTTCGCCCGGGTCCGGTCCGAATTCTTGTAGTTAGCGTGCCTTTCGACGCTTTCCGCCTTGTACAGATAATAGTCGATAGCGCGGAAGTTTTCGGCCGCCTTGTCTTGCGCGCGGGCCGCCTTGTCGACGGCGCGGCGGTGTTTCGCCTCCGAATGGTGCCCGACAAGAATCGGCTGCCCGGCCGGGATGTGGTCAAGAATGGCGAAAGCGGCGCGGCTGTAGGCGCTCGCTTTGGCCGCCTTGTTGTGCGCGATGTCTTCAAGGCGCGTCGCCTTCATGGCCGCGCGTTCGGCGAGCGTGATCGACTCCGGCTCAATACCGCCTGCAAGTTCAGTCAACAAATCTTCGCGCTTTGGCGACCATTTCGGAGCGACAAAAAGCTCCTGTTTCGGCGCCCATTTGAAACCGGCGCCCTTGATCCGGGCGAACGTTTCTTCGTCCAGGCGATGCGCCGCATAAAGGCGCAATTTGTTGTCTTCTGGCGAATAGGTCGCAGTAAAATCAGTGGTCATGTTCGGATCTCCTGTCCGTGGTGTCGAAAGCGACTTCTAATTCCATATGACTTGCGCAATATCGTGTCAACCCGGAAATGTACTGCCGTACACATTAAGGGGTGCGTGATGAGAACGCCAAACCACATTGATTGGCCAGCAATCGCTAAGTATGTCAGCGTCGATGCTACCACGGGGCATCTGTACTGCAGAACAACAGGGCGCCGATTGGATGACCGGGTGACGCCTGACGGGTATCGGACCATCAAGACGGATGCGGGAATATTGCGGGCGCATCGCGTTGTGTATGCGCTTTGGCACCGGCGCGAGCAGTTCGGCGTGATTGATCACTGGAACGGCGACCGCCAGGACAACCGGCCAACCAATCTTCGTGCGTGCTCCAACCGTGAGAACATGGTCAATCGGCTGTTTTGGCGTCAGACGTTCGAGGGCAAGTACCTAGCGCAATTGGGCCCGCAGCCGATCGGCGTCATTTTGGGGGAGTTTGACACTATTGATGATGCGCGTCAGTACAGGCGGGAGATTGTCAATCGAGCGGTCGAGCGATGGTATGCAAGATGACCCGTGAAGAGCTGCGGGACACATTAGAGCGGTTGGACATTAGCCAGGGCGCATTCGCTGCTCGGGTCTCCGATTTATCCGGGCTCAATGTCCTGCCGTCGCATATCTCCAAAATGTGCTCCCGTGCAGCCACGGGGCGCAATCCCTCACCCGTTGTGGCCGTCGCTGCTCGATTGATGCTGGAAAAACAGGACGCGGACCGGCTGCGCCAAGCAGTCGAGCAAGCAGGCTGGAAACAGGAGCGTTAGACATGGCTGGAAGCCCGGCAAAGGCAAAGAAATATGATGAGCTGGCCGAAAGGGCAGACACTGCAGAGGCGGAAGTGATCCGGCTGAGAAAGTTGCTGGCGTTGCACGGGATCGATGACCCGGACGCGCCAGACCAGGCCGCCAATCACGTCACCAAATACACCCCGGCAATCTGCAAGCGCGTCGTCTTGATGGGGAACGAAGGCATGGGAGAATCCGAATGGATAGCAGCGCTCGGTTTAAGCGCGGATCAGTGGGACGAATGGGTCCGCCAGCATGAACCCCTGGCAAGCGCCGCACGCCAAGCGCACGCCGCAATGCAGGCATATTGGCAGACCCAACAACGCAAGGCGCTCGAGACGAATAACACCCGCTTTCCCGTCAACGTCGCAAGAGAAATGCGCGGCCAAGCCCTAAGGCAATCAGGAACAGACCGCGGCGACGCCTCCAAGCTCGTACTGCTCGACCTGAACATCACCCAATGCCCAAGCTGCCAGAAACCCCTAAACCCAACCCCATAACCCCAACGGAGGAGAGGGGGGACTATAGGGGGGAGAGGTGGATATACCTCGCTCTACCAACCTAACTATGATGGGGCAGGCATATAGCTATACGAGAAACAATCCAGAAATCCACAAAAACAACAACGCCAAAGAATGAACCGCAACAGGACCGAATAAGGGAATGGGGGATGTGTTTTCGCCTCGTCAGTCAGCTTTGGCGCGCGTGGAAACAATAGGCCCCGATTCTGGCCCATTATGTCCTGAATGGCACATCTGCAGCTTGCTAGGCTGCCGCACTGGTTCGAATTCTCCAGCAATAGCAGGCCAATCCACCCGGTCTGTGCACATTGGCCCCATGGTCACAGCCTCGAACGGGGTGGGGGGGGGTCTATTCCTACAGGGCAGGGGCGGGGGCAAAAATGGCGCCGGCTTCCTAGTCGATATGTATCCCTCACCTGATTTTTTTTGGACCCTTTGTGCTTGTGCTGTTTCATGTCTCCCCCCAATTTTTTTGTGCCCCTTTGAGTTGGTGCGTTCTGTGTAGGGTGATTGGTGTGGCTGATATTGGTGATGCCGTTGCGTCGTCCGAAATTGCCGCCGAAAGGGATGCCTGAGACGTTTGGGGTTCGTTCTGCGTCTGCGCCTCGGTATGCGAAGGACTTGGCTTTCAAGAGTCAGGTTGATCGGTCTGATGCGGTTTCTGATTTCCAGGGTAGTTGGGCTCGGGGATTTTCTGGTTCGACGGATTTTGTGAAGACGTCGGTTGCGACGCCTGGGAAGGTTGCGACGGATTACGAGACGTTGGTGCTTGAGACGGGTGATTTTTCGATTATTGCGGGTTGTGTGGTTGATGTTACGGCGATGTATGTGTTGCAGGGCATCAAGGACATGTTTGAGCACTTTTCGTTTACGCAGACGCTGGCGCTTTATGACGGGGCGTCGTTGATTCAGGCGTTGGTGTCGGATGTGTTTCCGTTTTCGTGTTCGGCGAATGCTGGGTATGTGTCGGGCAATTGGTCTGGTGAAGTGAACGAGCTTTTTTCGGATTCGTACTCGGTTGAGGTTCCGGATCCGATTTCTGGTTCCTGGCCGGTTGACGGATTGGTTCGGGCCCGATTGACCTTGGCGCCGGCGACGAATTCGTCTGGTGGGTTGAATGCGGTTGAGGGTGGCACGTTCAATGCGTCGGATGTGAAGACGTATTTTAAAGCGGCGCGGCGGCGTTTGGTTGTTGATGTAATTCCTCCTGAGAACACGGTGATTGTGTGAGCGCGCCTCGGATTCATTTTCGCGGGGACGATCGGTTTCCTCATGGTTCTCCAACATTGCGTGAGATGCTGCTGGACAAGACGGACGTTCGCCTGGTCGAGGGTCCGGTGGAGTCGGGCAAGACGGTTGGGTGTATCGGGGCGCTGTACAAAGCGATCTGCGAGATGCCGCGGTGCCTGGACGGGATCCGGCGTTCGCGGTGGCTGATTGTGCGGCCGACGTATGCCGAGCTTGAGACGACGGTTCGTAAAGACTGGGTGGATTGGTTTGACCAAGAGCTTTATGGGCAGATGTCGGAGACTGAGCCCTACAAGCAGACGATGCGGTTTCTGGATGTCGAGGCGGACATTTGGATGATGTCTTTTGCTGATGCGTCGGAGAAGTCGGTGAAGCGGCTGAAATCGACGCAGTTCACCGGGGCCTGGGTGAACGAGTGCCAATTTTCGTCGCTGCGTCTGATCACGGAAATCATCGATCGTACTGGCCGCTTTCCGAAAAGGGCTGATTGTCCGGAATATGATCGCCGCAAATGGGCAGTTCTGGATAACAACGCGCCGTTCACCCGTGATCACTGGTTGCTGTACATGCGTGGCGACACGCCGATTCCCTCGGACATGCCGCCGGACCAGGCGATGGCGTACAAGAAGCCGGTCAACTGGAAGTTCTTCATGCAGCCGCCGGCTGTGTTCGAGAAGAAAGACTCGGGCGGCAACCTGACCGGATATGAGCTCAATCCGCGGGCCGAAAATCTGCAAAACATGGGCGACAACCCGTACTCGAACCTGGGCGGCAAGGCTCGCGACCAGATCGATCGGGACTATCGAAACATCGCCACGGCCGACCGGAGCGGCATTCCGCGGTATCCGGACTTCTCCCGCGATGCCCACGTCTCGGAAGCCGCCTTGACGCCATACGAGGGCGCCGTTGTGCAGATCGGGATTGACCCGGGCGGATCGCCGGGCTTCACGATCGGCCAGTCCGTTGATGGCCGGCTGTACGTCTACAATTCCGAGGAAATGCCGAACACGGAAACGCTCGACCTGGCGCGGCGGATCAAGCAGATTCTGGCCGAACGGTTCCCGTTTCACCGTGACGTGGGCATAAGCGTGACAGGCGACCCAGCTGGCGGCTGGGGCGGGCTGAACACGAAGAAGACCACCCGAGATATTTTTGCCGCTGAGGGCCTGCCCTATGACGTCCCGGCGCAGAAAGACCAACCGAGCCTGCGGATGTCCACCGGCCGCGAAGTCATGCGCCAACTGGTCCGTGGATCTCCGAAGCTGATGGTCGATGGGCAGAACTGTCGGCATTTGATTTCCGCCCTGGATGGCGGAATGAAGATGAAACCCGATGGCGGGCTGGACAAGAAGTCGCTCTATGCAAACTGCGGCGAGAGCTTCGAGTATTTCCTTTGGGGCGCCGGCGAGGCGAAAGAAATTCTGGCCCGGCCGGAAGGCTCGCGCCGGGCGCCGATCCAGACGATACCGAAAAATGCCTCCGCCTTTTCGTCCGGCAAACGTTGGTCCCGAACCTCTGCGAGATTGCACTGATGGTCGATTACACCTATCCGAAATTTCCCTCGATCGCGGTTTGGAATGTCGCGTTCATGCGTGGCGAGCGCAATAACCTGTGGGACTGGCTGACGGAGCCGGATTGGCGCCATGTCTGCGCATTCGGATACTCGGTGACGACGGATACCTGGGTGATCTACGACGTGGCCGACACGCATTCCAGGATTTCGGTGGTCGATGGTCGATGGCTCGATCGCTGGTTTGACGCCAACTCCGGGCGCTTCACCGCGGTTCTAAAAGTGGAGACGCAAAGCGGCGATCTGCGCTCGCGGGTCGGCCTTTGGTGCGTCACCGCGATCAAGCATCTGATTGGTTCTCGGTCAGGTGCGTTGAGGCCGATGGCTCTCTATCGCGATCTTCTGCGCAGTGGAGCACAACCGGCCTTCGAGGAACTTTATGGTCACGAAAGCGAAACCTCCTCAGGAGGATCCGGAAACCAAAGCACGGCGTGAGCAAGCCGAGCAGTTGGCGAGAGAGCGCCAGCTTGGCGAAACCCAAGAGGGCGCGTCACGCCAAACGGATGAGCTGTTTCGGCGCTTCGGAAGCCGCCTCGCAATGTCCGGTATGGGCTTGGGGAACTTCGGTACCGGCTCACCTGAGTCACCAATCGGCCGACCCGGTGGCGGGCCAAGCGTCCGCGGTGGCGGCGGTGGCCGCGGTGGGATCGGCGGCGGTCTTGGCGGCGGGGTTCAGCTTTACTGATGGCTGTTCGCTATGCAATTCCCGAAAAAGAATCCAAGGACATCATAGCTCGGATCGAACAGGCTCGCTCTGATCGCTGGCATTTTGCGCCGGCGTATAACGATTTCCTTGAGCTGGCCCGACCGCACCGCCGGCGTGTCGAAAAGGGTGGGCTGAAGACGCCCCGAGCGACGGACGAACAGAACGATCTGTTTGATACGACGCTGCAAGATGTGGTCGATGACTTCGCGTCGGACATGCTGGATGAGTTCACCCCGTCCTATAAGCCCTGGACGAAGCACGTCCCGACTGCCTCAGTGCAGGGGCCGGCGCAGGCCCGAGCGGTGGAGAAATACGTCTCGCAGCGGATGAAGATGCTGTACGACGAAATCCGCCGATCCTCATTTGAAGAGGCTTCACAGGAGCTTTGGATCGATCTGGCGATTGCGCCGTCCGCTTTGGAGATTGGCTATTCGGCGCCCGGCCAGCCCGTGTCTGTCGAACATGTCCCGATCAATGAGCTGCTGATACGCCCGGGCCCATACGGCGGCGTTGACGACCGGTACCGTGAGCGCCTGGTCAGGGTTTCCCATCTCGACACGATCTGGCCGGACATCGATTGGTCGGAGTTCGGTGCAAACCCGAAGATGCGGGCTCAGTCCAAAGATACCGCGACCGTCTTGACCGGCGGCTTCCGCGATTGGTCGAAGTCCGAAGAGACGTGGCTGTGGCATGTGATCGCCAAAGGCAAGGTTCTGCGGCGTCGCGAGTATGTCGGAGCCGGTTCCTGCCCGCTGATCGTCGGTCGCGTGGCTGTCTCATCACCAACCGCCTACGGCGTGGGCCCGGCTATCAAGGCGCTTGCCCCGGCCCGAACGCTCAATGAGCTGAACTACCTGTTCCTGAAGAAGCACGGCCGGGATCTGAACCCGCCATACGTTTTCTTTGACGATGGGTTGCTGAACCCCGAGGGCGGAATCGATGACGGCACCTGGTTGCCGGCGTCGGAGAACTTCAAGGTCCAACCCCTGGTTTCCGATCAGACCGGCCGAGAGGTCTGGTTCCAGCAGGAAGACCTGCGGATGATGATCCGCCGGGCGATGTTCCAAGACAAGCCGTATCAGCGCGGCGACACGCCACCCACGGCCCTGCAGTGGTCTTCCGAGGAAGCGGCCGCCGCTCGGCGCATGTCTTTCCCTCGGGCCCGGCTGCACCAAGAGTTCGTTTTGCCCGTGATCCGCCGCTTCGAATGGATCATGCAAAAGCGCGGCGACCTGGATCCTCTCAAGATCGAGGGCGAGATCGTCAACATCGAGCCCGTGTCGCCGATGTCGCGCGCTGCCGACCTGGAAGAGGCGAATCGCGCTATTCAATTCTTGCAGGGAATGGGCACAGTCATGCCGAACGCGCTCTTGCGGGTCGATGAGCCGACCACGATGAACGAGGTCAAGCAGAAAATGGGTGCCGACCTGGTTTCCATTTTGAGTGATGAGAAGTGGGAGCAGAAAATGGCGACGATCGCGCAAAACAGGGCGACCGCTACATGAAGTTCGAAGATGTGAAGTGGTCGCAGCGCCCGACGACGCCGCAGGAATTTCCGACCGAAGTTCAAGACGCGATCGCGCGTATCGGCCGATCTGACGACGGCAAGCTCCTGACCCGGTTTCTGATGAATGCCTACGTTTTGAACACGCCGGAGCCCGGTGTGTCGGACGGTGCGTTGAGGGAATACGTCGGGACGAAAAGGCTTGCACGCAGAATTTTGCGATTGTTACAGGGCGATTTGAATGACGACCGAAACAGAGACACCGACGGAAGGCGAGCCGGCCCAGGATGGTTCGACCGGCTCATCCGAATCTGCGAGCTCGACCGCTGATGTGGATGCCGGCGCCAGCGAAGCGCCGGAAGGATCGGCCCCGGATGCGGCCGACGCGCCGGAAGTGCCTGAAGCGTACCGCAGTGAAGACGGGTCGGCCGACATCGCAAAGCTGATTGAGCGGGTTTCCGCGGCAGACGCTGCCGTTGATGGCCTGCCAGAAGCGCCTGACGGATATGACCTGGCGCTGCCCGATGACATTAAAGGGCCTGACGGCGCTGCCTTCACCATTGATCCCGAAAACGAACAGCTGAAATCGGTCCTGAGCGCGCTTCATGCCGCCAAGGTGCCGCAATCCGTCGTTTCGGAGATTCTGCCGGCATACGCACGAGACGTGGCCCAGATGCAGAACTCCAACCTTGAGGCTCACGCTGAAGCGCGGAACGCGGAAATCGCGAAGCTGGGCGGCGAAGCCAAGGCGAATGAACGGATGGGCGGTTTGCGGGCCGCCTTCACAGAAATTCTCGGCAACGAGAAGACGGCGCTTGCGGCGCTGGATGGGATCGGCTCGGCGGCTTCATTTGAGGCCATCGAAAAGCTGGTCTCCAAGCTGAACGGTGGTGACGAAACTCGCCGCGTTCCCGGTGCGTCGGGGGGCGCAGACCGTCCCCTCCATGAACGCATGTATGGCAACCAATAGCGAAAAGGGCGCGTAAATGGCTACGCTCACTGCAAGCAACCCGACGCTCGCCGATTACATGAAGTCGCTGGATCCTGATGGGTCCGTGGCTCCGGTCGTCGAGCTCCTGAACGAAACGAACGAAATCCTCGATGACATCACGTACACCGAGGGCAACCTGGTCACGGGCAACCGCTCTGTGATCCGCACCGGCCTTCCCGAACCGACCTGGCGCAAGCTGTATGGTGGCGTTCAGCCGACCAAGTCGACTCGCACGCAGGTCACCGACACTGCTGGTAACCTGGAAGCCTACGCGGAAGTCGATGTCGATCTCGCCGACCTTGCCAATAACAAGGACGCTTTCCGGCTTTCCGAGGCGCGTGCGCACATCGAAGGCATGTCGCAGACGATGGTCGATACGCTCTTCTACGGCGACGAAGACGTTTATCCCGAGCGGTTCACCGGCCTTGCTCCGCGTTACAATTCCATGAGCGCGGAAAATGCCGACAACATCATCGACGCTGCCGGCGCAGGCTCCGACAACGCTTCGATCTGGCTGGTCGGCTGGTCTCCGGAAACCTGCTTCATGTTCCATCCGAAAGGCATGGAAGCTGGCTTGCAGCGCTCCGACAAGGGCCAGGTCACGATTGAAAACGCTGACGGTTCGAACGGCCGGATGGAAGCCTACCGTGAGCACTTCAAGTGGTCGGCTGGCCTGTGCCTGAAGGATTGGCGCTACGCCGTCCGTATCGCGAACGTGGACAAGTCCGCGCTCACGAAAAACGCAGCTTCCGGCGCTGACATCATCGACCTGATGACCCAGGCGTGCGAGCTTATCCCAAACTTCAACATGGTCCGCCCGGTTTTCTATGTACCGCGCACCATCCGTTCGTTCTTGCGGCGCCAGATCGTATCCAAGGTAGCGTCCTCGACGCTTTCCATGGGTGAGGTCGCCGGTCGCAAGGTCGTCGAGTTCGACAACATTCCGGTTCGCCGCTGCGATGCTCTCGCAGGCGACGAAGCCCGCGTAGTCTAGGAGGGACTGCAATGCTTATTGATGAACGCACTGAATTTGCGGATGCCACTGCCCTGAGCACCGCGGGCACTGGAATCGCAAACGTTGGTGACATCGTGGATCTCGGGGCGGCTTCGTCTGACCTGGGCCACGGGACGCCGATTTATCTGGTCATCAACGTCTCGACTGCGGTTGACTCGTCAGCTGACGGGGCGTCGGTCTCATTCATCCTCTGTTCGGATGCCACATCGACTATCGCGGTTGATGGCAGCGCCACGGATCATATCGTCTCCGCGACCATTGCCGAGGCGACCCTGGCTGCCGGTTACACGATGGCGATTCCGCTGCCCAATGGCACCTATGAGCGGTATCTGGCGCTGCAGCAGAATGTGACGGGTGAGGCCGTGACGGCTGGCGCGATCAACGCCTTCCTGACCGACAATCCGCCGAAGCACGTCGCCTACCCTGACGCTGTGAACTAGGGGGAGTCATGAAGGTCAAGCTGAAAAGAGGCTGGTTTGTCGAGGGGTATCGTTGGTCTCGTCCAGGCGAGTACGATATTCCCGACAGATTTCGCGACCAGCTGCCCACGGGCGCGGTGGTCGTCGAGGACAGCGCGGATCCGGAAACAACGCCGGAGCCAAAGCCGGAGCCAATCGACGAAGGTGGAGTGAAGCCGAAGGGCTATCGCCTGATGCCCAAGACCATTCAGCTCCCTGGCCATGACCCGGTCGACTCCAGGGGCGCTTTGAAGCTGGCCGTTCAGGACTACGGCAAGAGCGTCGCAGAGTGGAATGACCTGGACGAACCCGAGCGGAAGAAGCGCATTCACACGGCCGCTTCGACCATCTCGGAAACCTGATCCCGCCTCACGGGTGCCTTCAGGGCCAACTGACCCGGTGCTTCGGCGCCGGGTCTTTTTTTGGGGTGCGTTTAGACGCTGCCAAAGCGCGCGGATATTGCAGCCATGTCGAGCTATACCGCCCCAATTGATATTGCACGCGCCGCCATACCGCTCATTGGTGGCGAGATCATCAACTCCCTGGACGACCAGTCGCCAGAGGCGAACGTCTTCAATTCCACATACGGCGGGATAGTTGAAAGTGAGCTGACTCGTCACGCTTGGTCCTTTGCCGTGAAGCGATCGACGCTGACCTATCAGGGTGTCACTGGCGACAAACCGTCCTATGCTTACGCTCTTCCGGCTGACGTCCTGTCTCCTCGCAAAGTTCTCAATGGCCTGGCCGAATGGCGCGATTTTGAGATCCGCGGCGGGAAGCTTCTTTGCGAGGTCGAGGACAGTACGGACATCGATCTGATCTACAACTACCGGCCAGACGAGGTCGAATGGCCGGCAGACTTTGCCCATGGGATCGTTTTGCGGATGGCGGCGATCTTGGCGCGCTCGTTATTGGAGCGATTTTCACTTGCCCGAGACTTGGACATGAAGGCCGAGCAGCAGCTTCAGCGCGCATCCGTGCGCGACCGACGGTCAAATGGCCCCGTCGAGTACAATCGGAACTCCAGCCTGATTCGTGCGTGGCGATCGCGGGACGCCTCCTAATGGCCCGGCCGGTTTTTCGCTCGACGTTCGAAGCTGGGGAAATCAGTCCCGACTGGCTGCGCCGCGCTGACCTGACGATTCTTCAGTCGGCCTGCCAGACAGCGATGAATCTCATCCTGAAGGCGTCAGGCGGGGCCATGCGCCGGCCGGGCACGTCTGGGCTTTCGGATCTTCAGGGGCAAGCCAGGCACTATCGGTTCGAGGGCCGCGCCGCCACAGAAATTTTGGCCCTGACGAATGGCCGACTCGATGTGTACAGCGAGTCAGGCGCGCTGCTGGACTCGATCACATCAAGCGTTCCGTGGACGTCGGCGCAGCTATCCCGGCTGGTATTCACCGCTGATGCGAACAAGGTGTTCGTTTTCCATCAGGACTTCATCCCGCAAGTCTTGGAGCGAGCGTCTGACGGAAGCTGGACGCGCGCCGACTTTTCCTTCCTGTCTGGAATTAATTCGAACCCTACGCAGCCCTTTTATGACAAATACGCTGATATTGATGTCACGATGTCGGTCAATTCGTACTCGGGCACGCTCAAGACCATGACCTTCTCGAGCGACGTCTTGAAGACGGACGGCTCTCATGTCGGCGCTCGGTTTCGCTACCTGGGCGCCTGCGAGATGACAATTACCGCGGTCGCGAGCGCGACCAGCGCGACCGTCACAATCAACGACACGCTTTACCCGACGTTGGACGTCACGGTCGCCACGAGCGCGGGGTACAAGGTTGGGCAGGTTGTCGAGGGGTCCATTTCTCAGGTGACGGGTGTGGTTGCCTCGATCGTCAGCGGAACCGTTGTTCGTGTTCTCCTGCTTGACGGTTACGACCAATATAGAGTCATCACGGAAACCGGGGTTGATAAGGACCGCCTGGTTGGGCCTGAATCTCGAGAGGAGGTCACGGGCGTTGCATCTGTTGGAACGCCGGCTACGACTTCGATCTGGGATGAGCAGTTGATTTCGGATGCGCGAGGATTCCCAGCGACGGGTGTTGTTCATCGCGGCCGCCTATTCATGACGGGCTTCCCTGAAGCGACCGATGTAGTAACGGCCTCATCTGTTGGAAACTTCCATAATTTCGAGGTCGGGACTGACGATGACTCGGCGATCAACAAGGAGCTTGGGGACGATCCGAACGCTGAGATCCGCCATCTGGTTTCGACGGAGCAGCTTCTTCTTTTTACCGACCGGGGCGCCTATTACGTGCCCGAAAGCGGGGAAAGTCCCATCACGCCGGAAAGCCTTGCCTTTCTTCGCCTGGGCCAAGAGGGCGCCTCGTATGTCGAGCCGGTGGTCGCGTCAGAAGGGGTTTTGTATATCGATGCGGAGTCGGGCCGCCTCATGGCTGCAGTCCCGACGGGGAACGTGCGGCGATCCTGGCAGCCGATCGAACTGTCCGAGTATGCCTATCACCTTTTGACGGGCCCGATCCGAATTGCGGTGACGAATGGCCTGGATGGACGGTCGGAGCGCTATGTTTATGTTCTGAACTCTGACGGAACGATCGCGGTAATGATCTATCGCCGCGGCTCCGACGTGGTTGGATGGAGCTCTTGGCAGCGGGGTGAGGGCACATGGGCCGATATTTCCGCCACGGCCGACGCTCTGACATGCGTTTCGAGCACTGACGGAACGTATCGACTCGGTGTTTTCGACTTCGACGCCCTGGTCGATGATGAGATCGATTACTCGTCAGCGGTTTCCGGCCGGGATGGCGACACATGTTCGGCCGTGTACAACAAGGTCGTCGCGGCTGAAGGCGTGGTGGCGTCGGGCGAGCTGCCATCACTGGCCGCAGCGGCGGGTTATACACTGGGGTACGACTTTGATGTCACGCTTCGACCGGCCCCCCCTATTTCTGAAAATGGCTGGCGCCGGCAACGCATCGCGCGAACAACCCTAGAGGTTGTGGACAGCGGGGCGGTAACCGTTAATGGCCGGGTGAGTTGGCCCGTCGGCGCATCGGACGATCTTGAAACGATCGGCACGGTGTCCAGTCGGGCCATCCGGGCGTTCAAGTTGGGGTGGGCTACTGACCAGACGCCGTTGATTCAGCAAGCCAAGGGCGAAGGCGCCCTTCTCGATGTTTTGGCCTGCTCGATGGAGGTTGTCTGATGGGCGCAGTTGCTGATGTTGCTGCTGGTGGTTTCTCGATCCTGTCCGGCCTTCAGCGGAAGGAGGACATGAAAGGGCAGGCAATGGCGGCCGAATACAATGCCCAGATCGAGCGCATTCGGGGCATCCAGGGTGCCGCTGATGTTCGCGCGGACCTCAATGAGACGATTGCAGCGATCAACACGCTTCAGGCAGCGCGGGGCGGCGACATGGATTCCGCATCCGCTCGCCTGATCCGCAAGAGTCGTCGTGACACGGCTTCCGAAAATGAAAACTCCGTGAGGCTTGGCAGCAAGCTCAAAGAGTTGGACCTGAACGAGCAGGCAAGCGGCCTGCGCCGTGGGGCGCCTTGGGCGTCGGCAGGTGGCTTCATTCAGGGGCTGAGCGACTTCACCAAGGCGGGAGAAAAAATCGCCGGGGCCTTTACTGGTTCAGGCGGCGGCGGGGGATAGCAATGCCCAGTAATCTAAACAGCCTTCCTCGTGTTTTCCCGCGCCAAATTGTCGGCGGGACGAATGTCAGGTCCGGATCGGCGATCGCTGCCGGCGCGGCCGCATCAGCGTTTGATGCCGTCGCGAACGAGGCGCGTGAGATCAACAATATCTATCAGGGCCGCCGGGACGACCAGGCCGAAGATCAGGCGCGTGAAGACGTGGCCGAGGGAACGGGCGAACAGCGACGCGGCGTGCTTCGCGAGGACCGCATTTACAATAACGCGCTGCGTGCTGGGTTGCTGGCTCAGTCCGAAGTAGACGGTGAGGCAGAGCTTCAAAGGATCTTGCTCGATCATCAGTTCGACGCGGAAGGATTCGACGCGGCCGTCGAGGGGTACATCGGCCAGACCGTCACGGATGACGACATGCCCATGAGTATGGGGCAAGAGGTCGAGACGCGGATCCGGACGCGGGCGATGCGCCTTCGCTCTGGCATCGTGGCAGCCACGCAAGAAGCGGCGGCCAATGAGGCGCAACAGTCTCTTGAGCTGAGCCTGGAGCAAGTCGAGCGCGAGTTGGTGACGGGGATCGAAGCCGGCGGCCCGGGCTGGGTGAACTCCGATGCCGGTCAGGATGCGATGGGCCGGGCTCGGGCGGTCGTCTCGACGCTTGTAGATAACCCACGTTTTGGGTGGTCGGATGTGCGGGGCGAGCAGCACTTGGACGCCATGATGCGGTCGGGCGAGGAGTCCGTGATGGTCTCCGACGTCACTGCAGCATACGAGTCCGGCGGAGAGCTTGCCGCCCTTGAGCGGATCGATGAGCTCGCTACCCAGCAGGAAATGTCCACGCAAGAGCGGATCGGTATGCGGTCGCGCCTCATGCAGCGCATCCAGCTTCTTTCCAATCAAGACAGCCTGCGGGAAAAAGCGCGGGAGGATGATGAGGAGCGTCGGGTTGAAGCCCTTGAGGGTGAAGCGCGGCTGTATGTGTCGGATGTGCAGTTGCGCATTCTGCGTGGAGAGAGGGTCGAGCCCGGGGAGATCGAGCAGCTGCAGCGTTTGCGCCAGCTCGATATGATGACCGACGGCCAATATACCGGCATCATTGACGCGGCGCTCAACCCCGACAACGTCGATCCGGACCCGTCTGCCGAGCTGGGCATTCTGGAAATGGCCCGCGATCCGGATCTCACTCGCGATGAGTTTCTTCAGGTGGCTATGTCGGCCGTTGGCCAGGGTAGCGTTTCTCGATCTGTCGCTGATGATGCGATTGGCCGGTTTGACGCTCGCAGGGATGATCGCCTGGGTGCCGGACTTGAAATCATCGAGGGGTACTTCTCACAAGGCATGTTCGATTTTGATGGGACGAAGGCCGCCCAGGAAGTCGAAGCATCCAATGACCTGCAGGAGTGGGTCGAGTCGCAAGAAACGCCGCCAAGCCGTCCGCAAATTCAAGCGCGGGCTCGGGAGATCGCGCGGGAATATGGGCGCAACACGCCTGAGCCGCCGCTTCCGTCATCGGTCACGCGGCCGGGGATGTTCCAGCAGACCGACGCGGCGCAGTGGAGCCGTGATGCCGAGGTGTCAATTATCCAGCAGTTCCCGTCAACGGACCCTGCGACATGGCCTGAAGATCAACAGGCGCTTTTCGAACGCATGCTGAATCAGGTTGATGCCTATTCGAATTGGCTGCGCATCCAGCAGGACGCCAGCAATGGAGTGACCAGTGCAAACCAATGACATCAGGCAGGACATGGCCGCAGACGAAGAGCGTCGCGGCAATGAAGCTCGCCTAGAGCGCATTCGCGCCGCGCAGCAGGCGGCACGGGAGCAAGAGGCACCGTCCGGAACCCAAGCAGCACCTGGCGAAGAATCCGTTCCTACGCGCCGTTCATGGCGCGATGATGTGGCTGGTGTCAGCGATCGGATAAACTCGCTCGGCAATCGCACAGTTGTCGAAGGGGCCCGAACCATCCAGGACACGCCGGCCGCTCTCTGGTCTGGCGCCGCGGGCGCGGTGAATGAGACGATAGATCTGATCGATGAAGTGGGCGAGGCCGCGGCTCGTGTCACCAATTTTGATCCCCGACTGACGTTCGTAGACCCTGAAACCGGCGGCTTCCGGTTGGGATACACCCTGACGCATGATGACGTCGAAGCGTTTCGCCGGGTCATGGCTGAAAACCTCGGGGAAGATCGGGCCGCCCGGGCTGGAACCCTTCCGGAGATTCCCGCTGGTGACGGCCCGGACTCTGCCGGCGGTGAAATCGTCGAAGGCATCACCCAATTCATCACGGGCTTTCTCGGAGCGGGGAAGCTGACGCGCTCAGCGGGATTGCTGCAAGGGGCGGGCAGGGGCGCTCAGTATGCCCGCGGCTTCGTAAACGGCGCTATCGCTGATTTTGCCGCGTTCGATGGGCAAGAAGCCCGGCTTTCCAATCTGGTGGAGATGGTGCCGGAGCTGCGCAATCCGGTGACTGAATACCTGGCTGCTGACGAAGATGACGATGAGCTCGAAGGCCGTTTGAAGAACGCGATCGAGGGCGGCCCGCTCGGCATCGCCGCGGATACGGTCTTTGCTGGCATTCGGGCAATGGGTCGGATGGGGCGTGCGCGACGTGCCGCGATCAATGTCCAGGGCATCGAGTCTCAAATGGATGATGCGGCCGCCGTAGCGATTGAGCGTGACATTATTCGCGTCGGCGGGGATCCGTCGGGGCCGGCATTGACGCCCGCGGCTGGTTCGGAGCGAATGCGTGAAAGCGTTTTTGAGAACATGCGGGAGATGGCCACGAGTGGCGAAGTCTCTCCGGAGCTAGCCGCTGGGATGGTCGACTCCGCTGAGCGGTGGGCCGCATCGGTGCGCCACATCCAACCGGATGCCGCTCAATCAATCGATGACATCGTGACCGAATATGCGCAGCGGGGCGACCCGGCCGTGGTGCAGCGCCTGGTCGGCATGATGGACGAAGCGCGCACGCAGGTTGATGAGCCAGTGAGCCTGACCAACTGGGTGCGCTCAAATGGTGGCCTTTTGGATGAAGGAGGTGATGTCAGCGGGCTCAACATCGAGCGTCAGATCAACGCTTTCACGCGGAACGCTGATCGGCAAACCCTCGATGACGCTGCTTTGGCGGCGTGGGACGCCGGGTACCTGGGGCCCCGAGATGGTGCGCGGCCGACGGTTCGCGATTTCCTCGACGCTCTGGATGAAGATGCCCGAGCGATTGCGGGCGGGGACATGAATGCTCGGGCGTTTTCTGAGGAAGATTATGCCGCGGTTGATACCTGGCGGGCCCGGCAAGAGCTGGTCGATGATCTGGACGCGCTAGAGCTTGATTTCAAAAACCGTTCGCCGGCTGGTCGCCGTGCGGCTGCGGAAGATGTCGCTGCGGACACTGCGTTGCAGAATGGTGCCGCTCGAACAGAGTCAGATCTGCTGTCGCTGGATGAGGCGATGGAAGCCGCCGGCGCGCGCACTGGTGTCGCAATGCCCGACTCTGCCCGTCTTGGTGCCAATGATGTTCGGATCAACTTCAATGCGCTGAACACGGGCGATGACATCCGCTCGATTATTGGCCAGATGGCCGATTCCTTCAAAGGCGATATTGATGCGGCGCGCGGTGCTGTTCGTGGGAACGAGGTTCTGTTCGAGGAGGCATCAGAGATCGGGAGCGCATGGCGCGCACTTGAGGCTCGTGGAGCCAACCAGGCCCTGCAAGATAGCGAAGTCATCGCCGCTCAGCGCCTCTACATCGCTTCTGGTGAGAACGTCCGGCGCACAGCCCAAGCGGCACTAAAAAGTGCTGACAGCGGCATGGCGCAATTCCAGCTGCGTCGGGCTATGGCCGTCCACCGGGCCGTCCAGGCGGAAATCGCCGGCGCAAAGGCATCAGCCGGTCGCGCTTTGCGTGCCTGGCAGGTTGTCACCGGCACGACCGCACAAGCCCAGCGTGAGATGCAATCAATCATGGAGTCGTTTGGCGGCCAGCTGAACCAGTCGGACATTGCCCGTTTGGCATCCATGTCGGCTGAAGAGCTTGATCGAAGCTCTCGCTATATCAGTACCCGCGAGGCGGTCGCCACGGTCGGCGGTGACATTCTGCGCTTTGCGTGGCTGTCTGGCCCCCATACGCACGTCATGAACATGGCGGGCAACTCGCTCACAACCATTTACGACACGCTGCCGCGGCTGACGGCAGGCATCAAGGGCCGCATTCTGGGTGATGCCGCGCTTGAGCGTCAGCTCGGCGCCGGCCTTGCTCAATATGCTGGCTTGGGCGCCGGGCTTCGTGCGCAGTTCCGCTCTTTCGCCCGCAGCGCTGATTACGAGCGCATGGGGCGGCGTTTGGGGCAGGCGGTAGACGATATTCTTGGCGGGCGCCGTTCGCTGCGTGAGGGGCTTCAGGACAGCGCTGCGGCGGTGTGGGAGGACAACCCCATTGCAGCCACCGGCCGGGCGCGTTTCGATGACATGGGCGTCTCGGGCCGGAAGTTTGAGGATGGCGGATCCCGTGGCGTCTCAGCCGAGCGTTTCGGCGTTGCAGAAGAAAGCGCCCTGGGCCGCATTCTCAATGGCACGGGCACGGTCTTGTCGGCTCCGACGGACTTCCTGGGGTGGCAAGATGATTTCTTCAAGGGCGTGAATGAGGTCGCAGAGCGGCACGCACAAGCCTATGAGGCCGCGGCGCGTGAGATGGACGAGGGCGTCATTGACCGCGCGGCGTTCCAGCAGCGCTATGCCGATCTTG